ATTTTTCCAATGGTGTGACAATGGCCAGTGGGTCCAGAATCACTGTGGCCGATGCCGGAATCTGGAACTTGCAGTTTTCCATTCAACTAAAAAACACCACAAACGATGGTCAAGATGTGGATATTTGGTTTCGTAAAAATGGAACAAATATCGCAAACTCAAACAGTAGATTTCATCCTCCTCCAAGAAAAAGTGCTGGTGATCCAAGCCATATCATTGCTTCATTGAATTTCTTTGTTGAAATGGCTGCTAATGATTACATTGAGATTATGTGGAGAACTGAAAACACTGGTGTAAGTATTGAGCATTTTGGGACAAGCACAAGCCCAACACGCCCCGCTGTACCATCTGCCATCGTCACGATGAGTTTTGTGTCCAACTTACCAACAATATAGCCATGTATATACCACTCAAATTACCACCAGGCATTTACAGAAACGGCACTGAGTACCAGGCAGCAGGCCGCTGGTATGACGCAAACCTTGTTCGCTGGTACGAGAACACTTTACGACCCGTAGGTGGCTGGAGAAAACGAGCTGCTGGGCAAATGTCTGGAAAGTGCCGAGGGCTTATCACTTGGCGCGATAACAGCTCCAACCGATTCATTGCAGCCGGTACACATACAAAACTGTATGCCATGAATGAGGCCGGAACACTGAAAGAAATCACGCCCACTGGCTTTACAGCTGGCATTGCAGATGCAGTCTCAAAGACCGGCTATGGTTACAGCACCTATGGCTCATTTGCCTATGGTGCGGCACGGCCAGATACTGGAACAATTACCCCAGCCACCACATGGTCCATGGACACTTGGGGCGAGTATTTGGTGGCTTGCTCAAGCTCTGATGGCAAGCTCTATGAGTGGCAATTAGGCTTTACAACCCCAACACTGGCTGCGGCCATTACCAACGCGCCAACGAGCAACAAGGCGCTACTGGTCACGCAAGAGCGCATTCTTTTTGCACTTGGTGCTGGTGGAAACCCACGCAAAGTGCAGTGGTGCGACCAAGAAAACAATACCCTATGGACACCGGCAGGCGACAACCTTGCAGGCGATTATGAGCTGGCCACGCCTGGCACATTGATCGCTGGCAAACGTGTCAAAGGTGTAAACCTACTGTTTACAGATGTGGATGTCCACACGGCCCAGTATGTTGGCGCGCCATTTGTCTATGGCTTTGAAAAGGCCGGATCAGGCTGCGGTCTTATTTCAGCCCAGTCTGTGGCGGCTATTGATACAGCGGCCATTTGGATGAGCAAATCTGGCTTCTTTATTTATGACGGCTACGTCAAGCCACTGCCAAGTGATGTGTCGGATTACGTCTTTGGCAATATCAACTTTAACCAAGCATCCAAGGTCTATGCAGTCCATAACAGTCAATTTGGTGAAATCTGGTGGTATTACCCAAGCAGCCAAAGCACAGAGAATGACTCTTATGTGACTTTCAACTACCGAGAAAACCACTGGAGCATTGGCTCATTGGCCAGAACTGCTGGCTCTGATGCCGGTGTGTTCACATATCCTTTGATGGTTTCAACTGATGGTTACATTTATGAGCATGAGGTCGGTTTTGCTTATGACAGCGCCAGCGTCTATGCCGAGTCTGGACCAGTCCAATTGGGCAATGGCGACAACATCATGTCTGTCAGGCAAGTTGTCCCAGATGAGCAAACACTGGGTGAGGCGGTGGTTTCATTCAAAACCCGCAATTACCCAACGGGGACACAATCCACATTTGGACCCTATACGGCAGCCAACCCGACCGATGTCCGGTTTGCCGCGCGCCAGGTCAATGTGAAGGTGACTGGTGCGGTCTTGGCCGACTGGCGCATTGGGGTGATGAGACTTGAGGCCATCCCAGCCGGTAAGCGATGAGCGACCAAGAACATTTGGAAAGACTGCGCCACCATGTGGAGGCTGCTTTAGAATACAGTGGAGGCACACACAATTTTGACGATGTCGCTGAGATGGTCGAGGATCACAGATTACAGCTGTGGCCAGCCAAGGACTCGGTGGTATTGACAGAGATCATTGTCTATCCCAGGCTAAAGAATTTGCATTATTTTCTGGCTGGTGGCGACCTAGATGAACTCTCACGGATGCGACCATTGATCGAATCCTGGGGCAAGTCTGTCGGCTGCACCAGGGTGACTTTGGCAGGCCGAAGAGGCTGGTCAAAGACATTTTTGAAAGACGAAGGTTACAGTCCACAATGGTCTGTAATGGCAAAGGAACTTTAGGGGATAAATATGGCATCAACAGCACTCGATTGGGCATTGGCCAATGGCATGAGCCAGGCTGAATTTGACAAAAGAATTTTCAACACTGTCCGAGACGCAAAAGCTGCTGGGACCAGCAATGCACTTCTGCGCATTGAGATGGACCGGCTTGGCATCAGTGCAGAAGATGTGGCACGGGCCACTGGTGTTTCGGCTCAAAGTGTTAGAGATGCATACAATGTTGCAGTCCCAACGACTGAGGCTGAACTGATTGCCAATGCTGCGGCTGATGCAGAGCTTGCAGCTCGCGCAGGGCGAGACACAACTGCAACTAATTTTTTCAAAAGCCAAAGAAATTTAGATGCTGCAACATCAGCCGGTTTGCTGACAGACGCACAGAGAACTGCGGCTGCGCAAGCCCAAGCGCTTTTGGTGGCCAGACAAAACGAAGCGGCTTTGGCATTGCAGCAAAACAATGCGGCATATGCCGAACAGCAGCGCTTGAATAATTTGGCATATGCCGAACAGCAGCGTTTGAATGAGATTAAAAATCAAGAGCAGATTGCTACTAACCAAAAGGCTTATGAGGCTTACTTGGCCAATCAAGCCAAGTTGGCAGCACAACAAGGTGGGACAACTACTGGAACAGTAACTGGCACTGGCGTAACTGGTGGCACTGGCCTACTCGGCCCAACTGGTGCAACCAGTGTGACTGGCACGACACCATTTGCCAATGCCACCCAAGGCTTTGCCCAGAACTTTGCAAATTACCAGTCCATCCCAATTGGCGCTCAGTACAACCCCAATGTTGTTGGCGGTACTGGCTCACCTTACTCACAGATCATGGGCCAGATGAGACCAGTCGGCAATCCATACGCTGGCGTGGTGGCAGGCCAAGCAATGGGTGGCTATAACCCTGCTTTGTATGACCAGATCGCAGCGGCCAATGTGGCCAATACAGCGGCAGCAACCGCAGCGGCAGCGGCAGACCCTGGGCAAATCTCTGATGGCTTGGCTGGTGGCGGCTATGTCCATGGCGGTCTGATGTTTGGGGCAAACCCACCTGGTCCAGATGATGGCGCTGTCAATCTTGATATTGGTGAATATGTGATCAAGAAGTCTTCAGTCAACAAGTATGGCCGTGGACTTTTGGACATGATCAACGAAGGCAAAGTGCCTGCCAAGAAAATGAAATCTTTACTCGGATAAGGTGGCAATATGTCAAAAGGTGGAACAACTACATCGACAAGCTCTATTGATCCACAGATCAAAGAAGCATTCTTGGCCAACTTTCAGCAGGCCCAAGGGGTCGCTGGCGCTTTGCCGACTCAGCAGTTTGCTGGCTACAACCCAATGTACCAAGCAGGCGAGGAGGCTCTGGTCAACACCGGCCTTGCTGGCCCAGGCATCAGTGGCACAGACTTGGCAGCCCAGATGGCGGCTTATGGCGGCATTTATCAGCCTGGTCAGATCACAGCGCAGCAGACTAATTTGAGCATGGGTCAAGGCCCAGGCTCAATTGGCAGCTACATGAATCCTTACACAAGCGAAGTGCGCACCAATGCATTGGCTGATCTGGAATCTGCAAGACGCGCTGCCATCCAGCAAACTGGTGAACGTGCCACACAAGCCCGTGCATTTGGTGGATCACGCCAAGGTGTGGCCGAGGCTCTGACAAACCAAGGGTTTGCCAAGCAGGCTGCCACACTTGGGACAACTTTAAACGAGCAGGCATTTAACCAAGCGATGGCCATGCAGCAGGCCGACATTGGCCGAAGATCAGCAGCAGACATTGCCAATCAGCAAGCAGGCTTGCAAGGTGCGCAATTAAGGCTAGGCGGTGCAAGCCAGCTAGGTAATTTGGCGGCTCAACAACAAGCATTGCGTCTTGGTGGCGCTCAAGCGGTCATGGGCGCTGGCGGTGCGCGTCAGGCTTTGGAACAGCAACAAATGGATGCGATCCGCAACATTGGTCTCCAGCGTCTGGGTGTGGTCCAGTCTTCACTCGGTGCGCAGCCTGCCAACCTTGGCATGGTGGCTCAAACTCCATACAGTCAGAATGTCGGTGCTGGCGCTCTTGGTGGCGCTTTGGCTGGCGCTCAATTGGGCAGTGTTGTACCAGGTATTGGTACAGCAATTGGTGCAATTGGTGGCGGTGTTCTTGGCCTATTGCGTTAATTAGAAGGATTAAAAAATGGCTAATGAAACTGGATTTGATTTAAGCAGTTTGTTCAGTGGCGGGTTTGGAGGCACTCCATCAGGACTTGATGCATTGCTGACAGCAGACCAGCGCAAATTGATGGGGCGCAATGCAACACTTTCAGCAGCTGCTGCACTATTGCAGGCCAGTGGCCGAAGTGCAGTCCCAATTAGCTTGGGCCAAGCACTGGGTGGAGCTTTGCAAGCTGGCCAGCAAGGTTATCAGCAAGCTAGAGCTGGCTCATTGCAAGATTTGCTACTTGGTGCAAAACTTAAAGAGATGCAACGACTTGGGCAGTATCAAACTGCTTTGACTGGAGCGCCACAAACAGCAGAATCTGTGCAACCAATGGAGCCATTAACGGCAGCACAGGCAAGCCTGCTAAGTCAGACTGCACCCACCAGTGCAGCCGGCCCGTTTGGTCCAAGTACACAAAGAGCGCAGTTAATGGACCAAATCCAAGCGCAGCCAACAATAGCGCCAGCGCCTTTGACCGCAACAGAAAAGCGGTATAACGAACTGATGCGCAAGGCTGATGTGGCCAATCAATTTGGCAAGTTTGATGATGCAGACAAGCTGATGAGTCAGGCTTTAAAAATTAAGCCTCCAGAAAAATACTCTACAACACCACAGTTTGGTAACAGTAAACAAGGCACACCAATTTCATATGTCTTGAGCGAATCAGGCGGCATGAAGTTGTTGGATGTCCAGCGCAGTCCTGAGTTTAACTATCAAGATACTGGCTCTTACATCAGTGTGCGTGACAAAAACACAAACAAGGAACTTGAGCGCATTGCAAAAACTATGAGTCCAGGAGAGATGGCCTCCAATATTGTTGCCCAAGGAAACCTTGCAGTAAATCGTGCCAATTTAGGCGTGGCCCAAGGCGGCTTGAACTTGCGTCAGCAAGAATTTGCCCGTAGTGGATTTGACCGAGTCGAAACGCCAGAAGGATTTTTTAATATACCTAAAGCCGGTGGTGTGGCCGTGCCGGTTATGGGACCAAGTGGTGAACAGCTTAAAGGTGTCTCTGGTGGCAAGGCGACAGAGGGTGAACGCAAGGCGGCAACATTGCTTTCTAGGATGCAACTTGCTCAAACGCAAATGACGGATCAAGGCGAGAAAGGAATGCCAGGCCTCTTCACTTCAATGACCCCAAGGGTTGGCTTGCCAGAAGAACGCAAGAGAACAGAAGATGCACAACTTGATTTCCTAGATGCGGCATTAACACTTGCTACTGGTGCTGCATATACAGAATTCCAGTTAAAGAGTGCAATGCAAACTTACTTCCCTAAATTTGGTGATGATGCAGCAACAATTGCAGAAAAAGAATTAAGACGGCAAAACTTGATGGAGGCTGCAAGGATATCTGCCGGAAGCATGAGTGGTGCAGTGCCAGCAGTGCCAGCAGTGCCGGCAATCCCCGCGGCTGGTGGTAGCGGTGCAGCAAGACCATCTCTTGGTAATATCTTTCAAAGACCAGGAGGCCGATAATGGATGGCATTGAAAAGAAAATTAAAGAAGCACAGAAGGCCGGTTACAAGGATGACGAGATCATTCAGTTTTTGGCCCAATTGCCAGATGTTGGACCACAAGTCACAGCAGCGCTTGAGAATCAATACAAACCAGGCGAAATTCTAAAATTCTTGGGTCAGTCTCCGGCCTATCGAGAAGGCACAGAACTGCCAGAAACTTTTCGCGGGTTTGTCAGCGCCATGAAAGGCCCAACATTCAACGCATTCCCCAGAATTGTGGGCGCAGTTGGCGCTCCATTTGCAGCGCTTGAGCAAGGTATTCCACTGTCTGAAGCCTACGCACAAGGCCGTGACATCATGCGCGGTGCTGCCGAGTCCTATGAGCAAGAATCACCATACAAAGCAGCCAGTGGCCAGATGGTGGCCAGCTTGCCCCTGGTCCTTGGCGGCCTGCCCAGCACTGTCGTCAGAAATGTCGGTGGCGCTACACTGCCTGCAATTGAAGCTGTCGCACCAAAGGTCGCGCCAGCAATTCAAGCGGCAGGCAGATACATGACTGCTGCGCCTGGTGCTGGCCAAATCATGGGCATGGGCCAGCGCATGGCACAAGCTGGTGGTTCTGGCGCTGGCTATGGATTTGTCAGCGGTCTTGGCGGCTCTTATGAAGAAGACGCGCTAGATATGCTCAAAGAGGCAGGCAAAAGCGCATTGGTCGGTGGCAGCCTTGGTGTTACCACTCAGCCAGTGATGGGCATTCTTGGTGCTGGTGGTCGTCAGGCTATGGCGCGTATGTCTCCCACAGCTGCTGGCACTTATGCCCAGCAAAAGGTGGCAGAGGCTTTGATTCGTGATGTGCCAGAGCCATTGACAGGTGCAAACGCATTGACCAGAGCGCAGGCTAGACTTTTGAAATTAGGCCCAGAGGCTCGCATTGCTGATGTGGGTGACAAGTCAATGCGTAACTTGCTTGATGTGCAGGCCACATTGCCTGGCACAACGGCAGCTGCTACAGAGCGTGCCATTCGTGAGCGCCAAGTTGGCCGTGCCGGTCGGTTGATGACTGGCGCTGACGAAACACTTGGAACTGGTGGCGCTCAGTTTTTACAGACTTTGGACAATTTCAAT